CGCGGATGATGCACCACTGACTGGTATGCGTATCCAGCGTGGATGACCACTGCTTGGCCTTGACGATATTGCTGTTGGCCTGGGCAAATTCCTGCCGCGCTGTAGCGGCCATATGATTCACCGCGGAGTGGGTCACCACCGCCAGGTCATGCCGGGATGCATTGATCACCCCATCTTCACGGTTTAGTTTTGGCGTGCCGGCAACGCGCCGGACAATCTGCTCTACCGTTTCGCCCTGGAGGAAACCGGAGCGCACAGCATTGGTGATTTTGTCCAGCCGGTCGGCTTCAAGCTTCTGGCCCCACTCCTTCAGCAACCTCCCCTGGAATGGCTGCGCTGCTGCTGCGGCGTAGACCTGCTCGGGAGCAATGCTCTGCAGCGGAACGTGTTTCAGGATCTGCTGCGGGATGATGCTGCTGAACAGGTCCAGTTGATACCCGGCCTCATATTCAACGTAGCGCGTCAGTTCGCGTGCCAATGCCGCGTTAACCGGTTCGTAGGCCTGATGATTCAGCTCACGCACACCAGCCAGCAGCGATGCCAGGCGACGGGCGCTGTAGGTATCCGCCCGTTTGCCGTCCAGAAGCACCAGCAGTTTCGCGGCCAGGTCTGCATCGAGTTTATTCAGCAGCGTCACCATGCGCCGGGCGACGCCGGTACCGTAGCGCGTCACATACAGGCCATGCGCTATAGTCTCATCATGCAGACGGTCGTTGACGGAGCGGGCCATGTCACTCCTCTTCCACTGGTGGCTCAGTCAGCGAGGCCGATTCAGCCAGTAGTTCATTCAGGACCTTCTCAGGATCGGCATCAGCATCAATCAGGTTGAGCTTCTGCAGAGCTTTAATGGCATCAATACGACGGAGGTCACCACCCTGACGCAGGGACTGAATAGCCAGCGCTGCCGGAGGGTTGAACTCATTCGACTCAACATCCAGTTCAGTACGGACATCAACGTTGCCGCCCTCTTTCTCACCGATGTACTCGGCCATGATTTGCAGGATGTTGTCGATCGCATCCTCCAGGCTGGTCGCCATGGTGTAGAGCGGGGACTGTTCCTGCATTTTCTCTTCCGAGGTCTGGTCTACTGACTTCGTCGAGGTATTGTCGGTGCGCAGGAGCTTCGCGCCAGCCTGGCGCATCTGCTCCACCAGCTCAGCCAGCGACTCTTTGCCAGCACCAATGGATGAGCCAGTATGCTCGACGTACTCGAGGCCCTGCGTCTGCCGATCGTTGAACGTGGTTGCCGATGAAGAACCGATGGTTAACTCTTCTCCCTCCTCCAGCCCGAACACGGTGAGGATCGGCACCCGGGCGACGTGGAGGATGTTGTCCTGCTCGCTCTGGCTCTGCCAGTGCTTGACGTTCAGCAGCGCCATATTGAGCAGCGGCGGTGAACCGCACATAAAGCCGGTGCGCTTGGTGTAGAGCGTGACCAGGGTGATATCTCGACGGGAGGTTGCCCACTCTTCGTGCTTTTGCCAGGTTGATTCACCCTGACCACCAGCGGTCTTTCGATAGATTTCGACCTTGCCCGGTGTCAGGAGGCGGATCTGTTCGACTTTCGTCTGCCCGAAGTCGTCACCGTCTTCGACCACCACCTCTTTGATGCGCAGCGACGTGAGCACGACCTTGCCGCCAGTCATCTTCGACTTCCAGCCTATCACCTGACGGGGATTCAGCATGGTGACGTACGGGCGCGCGCCGGTGGCCTTCTCATCGGCTTTGGTCTTAACCTGTTCGGGGTCAACGCGGGGATAGTCCACCAGCGCATGGGAGAGGCCATACTGCATCGCCAGGCTGAAGAACGACTGCGCCCATACATCCAGGCGGGTGCCTTCGATGTCGATATCTTTGGTAAATTCGCGGATCTGGTCCGGCACGTCCTCGCTCAGCTTAATCGGCTCGGCAAATACACGCCCGACGTTCTGGTTGATCGTCTCTTCGTAGGCAGGGAGAAGCGTGGCCACTGCCAGGCGCTTTTTGTAATCCTCTTTGTCTTCCTTAGGCCAGCGCGGCAGATATGCCTCACCCAGCTGGCGCATGTACAACGTACCGCCCATCAGAGCGTCGTTTATGTCCCACGCCTGCACCATGTTCCCATAGTCCAGATTGGGTGTTGAAATATCAGGCATGGAGTTAAATCCGTAGGTTGGTGACTTTTCCGGTTGGCTTGATGATCGGGAATTGCTTCACGATGTAATAACCACCAGCATCGTTGGGGTGATCGTTGTCGGCTGATTTGTCCGGCTCGCCGTTCGCCGCCCATACCTGCTGTTCCAGGCTGTCGGTGTAAACCGGGCAGCGGGTAACGTTGACTTTATAACGGCGATCGCCGTTGCCGTTGCAGAACATGGCGTTCACGGAGTTAATGCGATCTTTCACCGGCGGGTTGGCGGCGTTCACCACCACGCTAAATCCGGCCTGTTTAAGCTGTGCGATATCCGTGGCGCTGGCATTGTTCGATTTGCGCGAATCGCCTGAAGCATCGGGATAGATATAAATCTGCCGCGAGGAGACGTAACGCCCACCCTCGTAGCGCCAGAACTCCTCCTGGATGCGCTTAATCATCGCCGGGGTATCGTAGACCTTCACCAGCTCCCGGACAGCTCTTGGTTCCCCTTCGCGTAGCACATGGACAATGGCTGCCATCTTGCCGACGTTAAAGTCCATGCCTATATACAGCGGCTCACCTGCCTTCTCCTCATCGGTACAGTCATTAAGCTTGCGATCGAACTGGTGATAGATGGTGCCGCTGGTCAGGTTGGTGAATTTCCCACGCAAATACGCCTTAATCAGCTCTGGCGGATAGGAGTCCATCAGCGATGGGATGTAATCGTGGGGAAGGTTCGCTTCATTATCGAACGTAGAGGCCTGTATCAGGCCATACAGCGTCGCCAGTTCAGGTTTATCGCGCACAGCTTTAACAAACTGCTGGTAGACGAACTTAAATCCCTCTGGCGTGGTGGTCACATCGATGCCGTTACGCAGGCCGTCAACCTTGTAGCGCATACGAGCGATGATTTTTCGCCATGCCTGCTGCGCTTTTGCGGCAGCCATAACATCCAGTTCATCAACCATCGCGTTGCCGATTTTGAAGCCGACAATAGAGCCTGGCTTCTCCATCGAACGGCAGATAGTCGTGCCGCGGTACTGACGCCCGGCGTAGAAGTGAACCTCTTTGTTCCCCTCGTTGATTTTGACGTTCATGCCCCAGTCGAAAGCCACCTCTTCCACTGTCGGGTAGAAGATGTCACGTATCTGCGGATAGGTTGGCGCGAAGTAGCCCTGGTTGATTTTGGGGAACTCCCACATCCCCTTGCAGATGCCGCCGCAGCCAACCCACGTCTTACCGGAACCGAACCCGGCAACGTAGGCCTTAAACTTATGCGGCATTGCGAGGAAACGCGCCTGGGGAACGTTAAGCGTCGGCGCTATCATCACGAACCCTCGCGTCTACCACGTTAATGTTGATTGCAACTGGTGCCGGGATATCATCAGGATCGGCTGCCAGCTCTTTGCGGAGTTTTTCCACTTCCAGTTGCCGACGTTCGATTTCAATCTGCTGCAGACGCTGCGCAAATTCGCTATCGGCCAGGCCCAGGCGTTTCATTACCGCTTCGTACATCCGCTCGCGGCTGATAGCCGTTATCTCGACGCCATTCTTACCCAGCTTGACGCCGGAATAAGCCAGGGCAGCATCAGGAGGAAGTTTGCGGGTATCCGCGAAGTATGGCTGCCCTATTCCATCGCCATTGCAGCGTGGGCAATCAGGGTTAGGCTCCCGGTTATGGTCGTAGCCATAACCGCCTGGGTCCTCAGGGAGCTTTGCTCGCTCGTTCCCTTCCACCTTTGCGCAGGCCTCGTCAAATTCCACAGCGTCGCGCCATTGATAGTGATGACCGAAGCCCCAGCAATAACGGCAGGCGCCGCGACGATACTGTGAAAGCTGGTTTGCATCGAAGGTGGCGAGTTGCCACATCTGGGAGAGAACTTCATCGGCACTGCCAAGCGTGCGCTCTATGGACGCTTTCTGCTGCTGCGCAATAGCCTGAGCCACGCTAACTTTTGCTAACAGCCTTGCACCCTGCTCATTGGCTGTCTTTTTGCTGTACCCCGCCCGGATAGCTGCCTGTGTAGCATTGCGATCCTTAAGATATTCTGCAACGAAAAGTCTTTGCTGGGCCGTTAAGTCATCATCCTCCACCAGCTCATCTGCGCACTTTTCCTTTTGCGCAGTGCGCACTTTCTTCTGCGCAGCTTTTTGCGCAGTTTGCGCAGAAGGCTTTTTGATGTGTCGGCGTGCGGTTGCATAATTCAGTCCCTGCGCTTCACACCACTCCTTCGGTGATACGCCGGTTACGGCATGGTCGGACAGGAACCGTTGCTGAAGCTCGCCCCAGTCCGGTTTTGCCATTACTTACTCCAATAAAAAAGCCACCAGCGGATGCCAGTGGCTTGGGTTTAGTAACCAGGAATGGATTCGAACCATTGAGCCAGAAGATATTGGTCTTCTGCACCATCTTCCAGCTTATAGCAGCGTCACGCTTCGTCCGGAACGGTATTACCCGACATCTCGCGCACCTGATTAATGTATATCGGCATTATCACAGGCATTCGCAATTGCGCTATTTTATGGTTACTAAACATCAGTGCTTTTTGCGTTTAGCCTTAACCTCTTCTACTGCTTTTTTAACGATGCTACATATTTCTTCTGCACCATCTGGGCAGTAATGGTTGTACTTCCCGCCCTCACTCATTTCCCGGCGTACATCGTTCACGACCCCTTCCAGGCTCAGACCTGAATCTTCGTTAAGGGATAGGACTACCAGTAACGCCTGTTGAAGATGATCTTCTTTGTCGTTATGCACAATTCCATCTCGTTCAAAGTTGTAAGACTTTAAATGTAGACTGAATTACCTCACACACTGCTTCCTGATGTACTCCTGCAGCTTTCTCAGGGCTGAATGGTCTTGCTTGATTCCAACCCGGATGCCGAGAACGTTTCGTCCAACAACGTCAGAGAACATGAAATGTTTCACTTAAGTTAATTTAATGTTTTGTTTCCTTGTCCATATGTACTTAATAAGCCATGATTTCTTAAGGAAATAAATACAACAATATGTATTAGGTTGCCGGGGATGATGATGTCGCATCTTCCGGTTTTTTTTCCTAGTTAAAATCTC